TAGACCTGACCGGAGCACGTCTCGTGAGCCTGCGGCTCCCTCAACGGCGCTCCGCTGTGACATTCAGACCGCGCCTCGCCCCCCACAGATGCCGCCTTTCCAGGCGGCGGGGGGTCGGCGCTCCAACCGCCGCTTTGCGGCGGCGCCTCCGGCGGGGTTAGGGAAGGGGTGCTTCGAGCAAAGGTGGTTTGGCCATCCCGCCCCGCTCACTGGCGGATCGGCTGTCGGGATCCGCTTCGCGGCCCCTCCGTCCTTGCGCACCACGCCGCACCGGGTTGCGGGTGGGGGTGGCTTCCGTTGAGCAGAGGGAGTCTGGCACCTTTCTCCCGTTGGGCGAAGCGGGAAGTAACTCCAAGTGCGTTGAGCAGACGGAGCAGTCCTCATTCTCGCTAACTGCTCAAAAACAAAAAGTTTTGGGAAAAGGGGTGGGGGTTCGGGGGAGGGGGAAAAGGACTTTTTTCAAAAGGTCTTTTCCCCCTCCCCCGCATCACCTCTCTCTTCCTCTAAATCGCCCGCACGTTGCGTGCGCGGCGCAGAGGTTCGAAGCCTCGAACTTCACCACGAAAGCCCACGGCGGCGTAGCGGAAGGCGTCGGCCCCGTGGCTGGTCCAGTCGTGCAGGGGCTGGGTGCGGAAGCAGGCGCGCGCGGGGTCGAATTCGCGCTGGTAGCCCCACAGGCAGGCGAGGCCGCGGCCGCATTTTTCGCGGTCGAACCACGCGCTTTCCAGCACCTGCCGCGCGGCTTCGATGCCGTCGGCCACGGGCAGGCGCGGGGCGGCTTCGAAGTTCAGGCCAAGGGCGCGGGCGGCTTCCAGCCTGCTCTTGCCCGTGCCCAGCTCGCGCACGGCGATATCGTGGGGCGCAATGTGTTTTCCGTAGCGATATCCACGCCTTGCAAGCACTTCGGCGTAATGGGCAAGGCCCTCGCCGCTGGCCTCGTAGAAGTCCACAAAGCGCCATTCCCCCAGCCGCCCGGCGGGCAGGTGCTGGAAGAACCACACGGCGGTCGAGTCACCCATGCCAAGGTCCCACGCGGTGTGCACCAGCAGGCCCGGCTCGACCGGCACGCGGCCCACGCGGCCCTCGTCCTCGGCCCGCTGGAGCAGCCGCCCGTAGTACGAACCCTCGGCCACAAGGCGCGGCTCCCCCTCCCACACATGGGCCCAGCGCGCCGGATCGGTGGCGCGGCAATGCTCCATTTCCTTGCGTAACTCCTCGGGAAACCAAGGATTATCGCGCCAGCCCACCTTGCGCACCAGCGCCCCGGGCGGGGCTTGCACCACAAAGCGCTGCCACACGGGCGCGGTCACGCGGTCGGGGTTGAAGCTGATCCATATCTCCGAACCCGCCGTGCGCATGGTAGGGCCCACAAGGTCGAGCGAGCGGGCGGAAACCGTTTCGGCCTCCTCTATCCAGCAATGGGTAAGCCCTTCATACGACTTGATTTTTTCGGGATTCGAACGCAGGCCGCAGAACAGGAACAGCGTGCCGTTCTCGCCGCGTATCTCGCTGTCGGTAGAGCGGTAGAAGCCCCCGAGTTCGAGGCGTCTAATCTCGTCGTCCAGAAGGCGCTTCACCGAATCGCGGATGGAAAGCTGTATCTCGCGGGCGCACAGCACCCGCAGGGGGCGCTGCGTGCCAAGGATGAGCAGGGCCCGCGCGAACGAACGCGACTTGCCCCCGCCGCGCCCCCCGTAGAACACCTTGAAGCGATGCGGCTCGAACAGCCCGGCGAAGGCTTCCGGCATTTGCGCTTTTGTTTCTATCTGCATAGAATTCCTTTGGATTTTATGTCAAAGAAAGGGGCGTCACTCCGGCTTCCCCCCTTCCCCGCTCCCCACGAACTGCACAAGGATGCGCTTGTCCTCGCGGAGCGGTGCGCCGCCCGGGCCGGACACTTCGGCCTGCACGCGGTCGGCGAACATACCGAAATGCTTTCCCAGAAGTTCGAGCGCTCTAACCTTGTCGTGTTTCTTGAGGCGCAGGATGCCGCCGCGCCCCTCGCTCACCTCGCACACGGCGGCGGCCTCTTCGGGAGTCAGCTCGTCGCTGTGGCGCAGTTCCACGCCGTCCGGCCCCCAGCGCATGAGGTCGCGCGGGTCGGCAAAGGCGATGCGGCACAGCTCCTCGAGCACGCGCTGTTCCACATGGGGGTTGCGGGCGCGGCGCTCGCGGATGCGGGCCTCGATGGCGGCCTGCACGGCGCGCGCTTCCAGGATGCGCTTGCTGTTGACCTCGGGGTCGGCGTAGCCAGCGCGGCGCGCGGCGTCCGAGGCGTTCAGGCTTTGGAGGTAGGCCTCCACGAAAAGACGCTGGCGCGGGTTGAGCCGGATGTACCTTTCGGCCCGGGGGCGTTCCTCCGGGGCGGGCGCGGGGGATTCCGGCACACCGGGAAGCCGTGCCTGCTCCATGCCGCCCCTTTTCAACAGTTCGATATCACTCATCATTTCCCCAGAAGCGAAACCAGCACGCCGCTGACAAGCCCAGCCCCGGCCGCCCAGCCCACCAGCCACACGCGCCACGATTCCAGCGCGGCAAGGCGCTTGCCGTGGTCGCGCAGCTGGGAGATGAGCGCGTCGTCTATGCGTTCGCGCAGGCCTTTCAATTCGGAATGCATTCCCGAGAGTTCCGCTTTCAAGTCTCCGATTTCCTTCATAAAAAACTGCCGCTCGTCCATCACCAGCCCAGCCCCAGCATGCCCAGTAGAAGCGCCTGCACGGCCTCCAGCGTGGAAGGCGGCAGGGTGAGCCCGGGCCAGTAGGTGGCCAGCACGGGCCGGAGCACGGCTTCCCACACAAAGCAGAGCGCCAGCACCCAGCCGAGGAAGGAACGCCACAGCCGCAGGCGCGAAGGGGGCGCGCCCTCCAGTTCCGCGCGGTCGAGCGCGACCTGTTCCGCGCGCGAAGCCGACTTGTCCGGCGAGACTTTTTCCACAATCTTTTCAGCCAGTTGACCGAGAAAAGGAAGAGATTTCAAGAATTTCATACGTCTAACACCTCGCATTGTTCCGGGAGGAAGCGCCCCGTGCGCATCATGGCGGCGAGTTCGCTGGCGCGGCGGCCCACCTGCCCGGCCCAGCGGGAATCGAGCATTTCGGCGGCGGCCTCGTCGAAGCGCTGGCGGCGTGCGGCGTTCAGCATCCGGCGGAAGCCCAGCAGGCCGCCGAGCCCGAGGTTGAAGCCCATGTCGAGCAGGACGGCGGAACGCGCCGCACCCAGCCCGCGCCACCACGAGAGGCGCAGGTCGAGCTGGGCGGCCAGTTCCGCAAGGTCGTCGCGGAGCAGGCTTTCGGCTTCGGCCTCGCTGATCTCCGAGTCCGGCCCGAGGCCGCGCAGGGGTTTGGCGTCGAGGTTATGCCCCCAGCCGATGGTCAGTGCCCCGGCCGGGCAGCGGTACGCCCTGTGCCTGCCGCCCGCGCGGTTCGCGCCCTCGTGCCGCTTCAGCATGGCCAGAAAGGCGGGGCTCTCCTCCACACGGAAGCGGGCAAGGCGCGTGTCGAATTCAGTGAACTGCATGGTATCCTCTTGGGGTTGTTGGATTTTTTAGAACCTTTTTCCGCCCCCGACAAAAAGTTTTGGAAAAAGGGGGTGGGGGAGACAGACAGACTCACCGCTCCGGGAGAAAGGTTTTCTGCCGAGTTCTGCCCCGCGTTGGCCGACAGCTCCCGGCACAAGACTCTTGAAAAACCTGCCGGTTTTTCGCTCCCAGACCAGAGCCTCGTTCCGCTCAAGAGCCGCCCGGGCTTACGCCCTTCTCGCGTCTCTTTCGCTTCTCTGCGTCAGTTGACCACCAGATGACGCCGGCCTTGTTCGCGGGGGCTTTTCGCGCTTCGCGCTCCCGCCCCGCTCACTGGCGGACCGGCTGTCGGGCACGCCTGCGGCGGCCCTCCGACCTAAAGCATCACGCGGCTTGCCGTGAAGGTTGCGGGTTAGGGATGAGCTTCGAACCGAGGCCGCCTGACACCTTTTTCCCTACGCATCACGCCGCGCCGGGTTGCGGGAGGGGGAAGGCGGCCTTCGGGCCGAACTGCGCCTAGTACCTTTGGAGCGCTGGGCGCAGGGTGTTGCGTGCACCGCTGGCCTAAAGCATCACGCGGCTTGCCGTGAAGATTGCGGGTCAGGGATGGGCGTCGGGCGAAGGCCGCCTGACGCCTTTTTCCTTGCGCATCACGCCGCGCCGGGTTGCGGGAGGGGGATGGCGGTCTTCGGGCTGGACTGCGCCTAG